GTTATTTTTGAGATTGCACAAATCCTTGGTGATATTAGTAGGGGTGTAACATTAAGTGTTCAAACTATGAACGAACCAACACTTAAATCAATCAAGCGCAAAAATATGAGCATCAATAAGATCTCAGAGCAGATTGAGAAGAGCAAAAAATATGGAGTAAAAACATATACTGAACTTATCCTTGGTCTTCCAGATGAAACCTTAGATAGCTGGAAAGAAGGATTCTCAAAAATTCTTGAATGTGGGCAACACGAATCAATTGATATTTGGTTTTGTCAAATGTTTGGTGATACTGAATTGAACAGTGCAACTTCCAGAGAAGTTTTTGGTATTAAAACTATTAAAGCAGAAGATTATATGTCATTTAGTAATGATGAATATGACATTAAAGAAGTTATAGAATTAATATCAGAAACAAATACGATGAGTAATGATGAACTTATTGAGGCATATATGTATGGTTGGTTGATAGTTCAATTCCATATCGCAGGATATACTCAGTTAATTGCAAAACACTTCTTCAATAATTTAAACATAACTTATAGAAAGTTTTATGATGCTTTATTTGACTATGTTAGGAATGATGTTGGTATTATTGGTGATCATTATAGAGAAATTGAGAGAGCAGTAAGTCATTACATGAAGACTGGAAAGATACTTGATACTGGTAAGCATGGGCACACACTACATGCAGGTAGTTTTGCATTTATGTTTAATAATAAAAATGCCATCTTTAAGATGGCGGAAGATGCTAGTAAATCGTTCATTCAGATTGAATCTGATATATTGAAACTACAAAAAGCATTCATTTTTGATGAGAACGCCGAATATCCGTTCTATCTTGAATGCTCTGATAGCAAGTATAAAGTTGATACCGAGTTCAAAGAATTTGATAAAAATGATCCACACACAGTCTTTATTTTGAGACGTAAGGGATTACTAAAAAATCAATTAACTTTATGTTAATGTTGGAGATTCTGGATCTATTGGTGTTTTGCCAGATTGTCCATCTATTGCTGGTGCTCCAGAACTTTGATCCATTGGCATACCAGTTGCTGGATCTATAGGTGCATTTGGATCAGGAATAACTCCAGATGCAATCTCCTTTTTAATTAATTTATCCTGATCAATTATTTCCTCGTCGGTTTGACGAAGAATCTTACGCCTTACATAATCTTGAGAGAAATACTTACCAATATATGGTTCTGCTGTTGCTGCAATATTCAATCTCTCTGACATCAACTCCGCTTCTTTAAGTTCGGAGAAATGATTATCATATAAGAAATCATACTGAATATGCTCTTCCATTATATCCCAATCTTGAGGAGATACAATATTTTTTAGAATTAATTGTGTCTTTAATATATCGGTAAATAAATTTGAGAATCTCTTCCTTAATCTACCAACAAATTTTGTAAACTTCAATTCATCTCTAAGAATCTCTGAAGATCTACCAAGGTTAAATCCTTCCTGACCACCAATTCTTGAAGATGGGACATTTAGTGAACGATATAATTTTTCTTGGAAATATTTAATATCAGAAAGTTCGCCAAGATTTTGTCCACCTGGAAGAGTAGAAATTTCAGTTCCTCTACCACCTTCACGACGAGGTAACCAAAAATCTTCAAGCATCGCCATGGATTTTTTATCGTCACGAATTTCTCCAGTATTTGCATCATATACAAGTTTATTGCGATAACGACTCATTACGTCTCGCAAATATTGCTCTGCTTTCATTTTTGGAAGATTTCCAACATCAATATAGAATATTCTACGTTCAGGTGCTCTTGATAACCTGTATATAACAAGAGAATCTTCAATCATGCGAAGTTGATTGATAGATTTAATTGCTTTGTGTAAATAAGATAATGTTATATTCTTATTTCTATCAACCAATCCAGAAGTACAGTATGTAATACTATCTTTTGCAAATTTTATTCCTTGAGTAACTTGACCCGATCCTTTTGCCATAGAACCAACAGGATTTTGTGTGTTTTGATTGTACACAAAATACTCAGTTATTTCTGGAAACCCAGAATCCATGGGATCTTTTTCTAAATCTTTTGACAGAACAATTGAATTGTCGTTTCCTTTTTTTGCTGCCTGCCTAACAAAACGCATTTTTAAGGCATCAATATATCTTAACTCTTGAATACCTTCTTGTGGATTTTTTAAATCAATTACTTTATGATAATATAATCTTCCATCAACGTACCAATTTCTATAAATTTCATGACATTTCTTATCAAAATCTAATAACTCTAAAATTGTTTTAAATTCTTCTCTTATCTTTTTCTTCAATGTATCACTAGCATTTAAATTGTCCAAATCAATTTGAATTGGACTATCATTAGTATCACTAACAATAGCTTCATTTACTATATCTTCAATGGCTCCATCAACTTCTGGATGAAGAGCCATTTCTCTATATCTTTTAATTAAGTCATACTCGGTCCTATAGATACCTTCGATATCTACGTAAGACCCAAAAAATCCACTAGTTAGATAATGGTCAACCCCGTCCTCATTTGATTGAGGAACGGGGGAAACCACACCTTTAGATTTTTTGTCTTCATCATTTATTGAAAAACCAAATAGTCTTGCCATTACAATCTAAAGTATTTTTATTCTACTATTTATTATACAATCGCAGTACCAGTTTGATCAGTACTCTCGGCTTGCCACCATTGGACTTGGAAGTCTACAGTGAATTCTTCGATAGTATCTGAAGTATCATAAGAAAGATCAATTTGTCCAACATTGGTTGGGAAGATATCATAGAACTTGTATGTTCTTAATGGTAAAGATGCTGCAGCATCAGTATTTGCAGTTGAGAATCTCTTCTCACCTCTTCCTAATTGGTGGACATATGCATTTCTCATATAGGATGTTGGTGAAGTTGCACCTGTAGCATTATCTAATTTACTTACTTGATTCATCCACTGCTCAAAAGCTGTTCTGATCTTAAAGTCTTCATCATTAATAACAGTTACAGTCCAAACATCAAATGTTCTGTCACCAGCAACTTTTAAAATTCTTCCCCTAAATGGAACATCAATTGATGCAACATTAGAAGCAGGAAGTGCTGCTGCTTTACATAAGAAGTTAAAAGTTTCATCATCCCAACCAGATACGCTATCTGGGAAAGTTGGAATACTTACCTCAAATAGGTTTGGTCTTGCTGCACCACCCTGTAACTTTGATTTGAAGTCAGTGATGGTTCTAATCGCTCTAGTCATTGTTTTTGGTCCTCCGTGTTAGTTGTTGAATAATGACTTAAACTCTACCAGCTACTTCTTCAAAACTGATTCCAGTTCTGGTTGCAACAAATGTTAGAGTAACATAGTTAATAGACTTAGCAGGCTTCAAGAAGATATCTGCTCTGAACTCATTATTATCAATAACATCTGGAGTATTATTGGTTTCATCACAAATGATTAGGAAGTCATAGATACCTCTCTTTGCTCTGACATCACGTAAGTATGGTTCAACAATGTTTACAAAGTTTGATCTTGTAATTTGATCGTTGAATTCAAATAGTTGTGCTTCAGCAGCTCTCTGCAGAGATTGTTCTACTGTTAAGAACAATCTACGAACGTTAATTCTATCAAATGCTGATGCATATCCAAGAGCGGTCTTATCACCAAACAGTAATACACCTAGTCCTGGTTGAGATACAATAGGATTAATTCTAGCAGAATAGAGACGATCTCTTTGATTCTTTCCAGGATTAAATGCTAGTTTGATAGCATTCTTGATAATACCTCTTTGCTGTCCAGCAGGTGAGAACCATGGATAAGCAACTAGGTTTGTTCTTGCCATCAATCCAGCAACATCTGGGTTACATGGAACATATCTAAAGACATTATTGAATCTATCATAGGTATACTTATAACCACTATCAAAGACTGCATATGAAGATGATTGGAGAGGACCAAAGAACTCAATAATATTGTTCATCTGTGTCGTAGCATTTACAGCATCAACAACAGAAGCTCTGTATGGAGATATAAGTGCAATACAGTCTTTTCTTGATTCTGCAATCGAAATTATTTTATTTGCTTTTGCTTGACTTTCACCAATCGAATCAAGTCCTGGTCCCATTAGTAAGAAGTCAACAACAACGTCTTCTTTATTTTCAAATCTTTCATATGCTGAAATTAAATCACCAAGTGTTGA